TTGACGATTTTGATGCGACGAACGATTATCACAAGGTGCTTTTTAAGCCTGGATACCCAGTTCAGGCAAGAGAATTATCATCTTTACAGTCGATTCTCCAGAATCAAATAGAAAAGTTTGGTCAGCACTTTTTTAAAGAGGGTGCAAAAGTAATTCCCGGTAATACTGGATATTCTCAGTTATATTATTGCGTACAACTAGCAAATACTTTTCAGGGAGTTCCTGTTGAGGCATATGCTGATCAATTAGTTGGAACAACCATCACTGGACAATCTTCTGGGGTCACTGCTGTTGTTGATAGTATTCTTCCCTCTGCAGATTCTGAAAGAGGAAACTTAACTCTCTATATTGCATATCAAGGTTCTGCTAAAACTGATAATACTACTCAAACCTTTGCTGATGGTGAAAATTTAACTTGTAATCAAGTTCTAGCTTCAGGATTGCTCGGAAATTCTACTATTTCTGTAGGTGCTCCATTTGCGAATACGATAGCAACAAATGCAACTGCTACTGGATCAGTATTTCAAATTGAAAATGGAGTTTACTTCATTCGTGGTAATTTTGTAAATGTAGCTAGA